CCCACGTTTCTCTCTCACCCACTTTATAAACTGGCACACAGGTGGTTGATTTCCTGTTGCCATGGTGTATAATGGTAGTATGAAGAACAAACACCTAGAGCACCCAGAAGATAGTATCCTGACTCTTGGTAAGAGTGGTGCTATTGATGTAATCAAGTTTTTGAAGAGCAAGAGAAATCAAATATCAGTCAAGTATGATGGTGCCCCTGCTATTGTGTATGGAGTCAACCCTGAGAATGGTAGATTCTTTGTTGGCACTAAATCAGTATTCAATAAGAAGAAGATCAAGATAAACTATACTCATACAGATATTGAAACTAATCATGGTCATATCCCAAATGTAGCAAGTATTCTACACACTTGCCTTGAGACTCTACCCACAGATCATGGAGTGTATCAATGTGACTTTATTGGTTATGGTGGTAATGATACCTACAAACCTAATACTATCACATACAAATTTGATAAGGTCATCAAACAGTCAGTAGTTGTAGCGACTCATACACAGTATATTGGTGCAACTATTCAAGAATTAGATGCAGTATTCCATTATCGACCCAATAATTATAGGAATCTTGACTGTCGCAACTTAGGACACTATCAAGTTGATACTCATGCTACTATGAATAACCGCCTAAGTGTCAAGATTGAATTCTTGCTCACTCTCGCCCGCACGTTGGTACGTTTTACCGAGTTCCCCACGCTCAAGGAAGGAAAAGCACTAAAGGTAATTGTCAACAGTTATGTGAGGGAAGGCAAGAAACTTAACCCCGACCAACTTGCAAGTGATACAGGATACTCAAAAAACTTGTTCCACTTATACAATATGATTATTGAAGTTAAAGAACTATTGATGCAAGGTATCGTTACATCAAAAGATGTTGAGTGCCTTATTGATGGTCAACCCTATGAACATGAGGGTTATGTGATGACTAACAAGTATGGTACATACAAACTTATCAAACGTCAACGCTTCAGTTATGCAAACTTCAATATGAAAAAGACATGGGGTGTGCCAGTTGAATAAGTGGCACATAGGTGCATGAAATACTATTTCATCATACTATAATAGAAACATAGGGGGCAAGGCGATCCGTCAGGATTTAATCTCAAACTGCCAATCTGAGTTGCCCCCTCTCAAATACATGGAGATCAATGCCGTATTCAAGACTTGAAATTCCAACCTACATTGTTGACCAAATCATTAAGTCACTCAATGAATCAATCGAAGTATGTTATGGTGCTTCAGAACAGAATAGTGATGATTACACAAAAGATTATCCCTATGCAGTTGGTTTTTCTAAAGCAACTATGGAATCGGTTGTTGATTCACTCTTACGTCTAAAACTTGAACAATGAAAACATTAATCCTAACAGACACCGAGTTCAATAGACTCTTTGAGATATTTGAACCGACTTACTTCTCACTCAAAGAGAGAGTAGAAACAAAGTATGACCCTGATCTCTCAAATGATATAAGAGATTATATCTCTCATGACATCTATCGTAAAATGATAGCAGTTGATGGAGGTGTATAATGAATCAGTTTAGAATAGAATGCTCTGAAGTCAATTACTTCACTATCTTAGTTGAAGCAGATACAGAGGAACAGGCAAGAGAACTTGCTCATGCTGACATCAATTCATTTGAAGTAGAGGATGAATATGTGTCAGAGTGGAATATTGAAAACGTGGAGGAATTGTAATGCGAACAATGATTTTTAGAGATTTCAATGATTTGAGAGATCCAGAGGGCATACATGGTTGCCATTTCGTACCAACAAAAACTCATGTGAGTGAGAAGTATGGCAGACACTTCTTTATTGACATAGGTATGCACTTTGTAAGTGCTCCTAGTTTTGAGAAGGGTGGATATGATGAAACACAGTTAGACTATGTTGGTTCATGGAGTGACCTCGAAGGCGTAGTATTACAGGACTTGTTCGACATCTATCAGAATATGGTATTTGAATATCATCAAGAAGAGATAGATGCAGAGAGAGCAAACTATTATGAACTAGAGGAGGCAGTTGAAAAGGGAGAGATAACCTATTTGTAAACTGGCACACAGGTGGTTGCACTTAAATACTACTGCCTGTATTATAATACTATACAAACAAACATTATGGCATCAAAACTAAAAACCACACCAAAAGAAAAAATGATAGTCAACCTTATGGAAGAGGTTATCAGTATTTTATCAACTTGCAAAGACTTATCTGACCCAGAGTTTTCAATGTATGAGACTATGAAGCACGCAGTTGACACAGAAGTTTACTACCCACTATACGACAACTAATGACTGAAATTCCTTTCTACGACTTCCCTAAGAGTCCTATTTTGATTATCGGATTCTTTGGTATTCTTACCGCCATGGTAACACTTTATGTTGTTAATCGTGACTATTTCAATTCCCCTTTAAATCAAGATAAGAGGATTAAATGACACTATCTAAGGACACATTAAACAAACTTGCTGATGCTTTGGTATTGGAAGTTATCGAACATATTAACAACAATCCAAAGGCACATAACGCTCTATATGAGTTAGTTAGTGATGCAATTTGCGAGAAGTTAGGTAACAAGAATAATGACGGAAGTTGCTCCTTTGATGGTAGTCAACTTGTTCCCGCTGTTGTTGATAGGTTACAACTGATGATCTTACCACAGGTAATGCCTTCCGACCCAGCAAACTTGTGACACTTGGATTAGTGGCACACAGGTGGTAGATTTCCATTCCTACCATACTATAATAAGTACATAACAAAACAAACAACAAATCATGTCAACAAATTCAAGAATCGGACTTAGACTTGCTGATGGTTCAATCCTATCCGCATATCATCATTGGGACGGTTATCCACAGTGGTTGGGTGTTACTCTCAACAAACATTTTCCTACTAGGGAAGCAATCGCTGAACTTATTGATGGTGGCGACATGAGTTGTTGCTATACTCAATCAGGTTGGGAACTTACTGAACCAGAAGAACTAGAGGGCAGAGAGTTCAAACCTTGTTACTATACAGATAGAGGAGAGTCTATTGATGACAATGCTCCTAAACATCACAAAACTACTTCACACTTCTTTGAGGACACTAACAAGTGTTGTGGAGAGTATGCTTACATCAAAGAACTAGACGGAACTTTGGTATGCTATGGTATTAGTTTTTGGAATGAGAAAACTAAGGATTTCAACGATACTTTCACACCTATCAAGGAAGAAATCCCTGCTGACTATCCACAGGAGTTAATGTCAGCATGATATATCCAAATGACTTAAAGACTACTCTATTTTCAGAGATAGCAGAAATCTTAGAGGAGGCGGACAATTCCGCTCCCTATGATATAGTTGATGCTATGATCGAACTAATGAATGAAGATCAGTTGAATCAACTTGCTGACATTATTACAAACTTGTATCCTAAAGACTAATGACTGACCCAAACTTGACTGCTGCAGAGTGTGACGCTCTGCTACAACTTATCTTAGGTACGCCTTGTAGGATTACTGACAAATTGAATGACGATTTTAATGTCAATTTTAGGAAAATTCGTCATAAACTAGGACGTTTAGCAGATATTGATGATGGAATCCCACAAATGATAGTACCTAGTGACAGTTGAATAAGTGGCACAAGGGCGGTTGATATTCAATATCACTGCCCTATAATGATAGTATAACAAACAAACAGGTTTATGACTTCTATCGTTGCTATCGGAAAAAACAAGTATGACATCAATCAAATTGATGAGTTTACTGATTACGTTTTTTCATTCTACGGTGCTGATGATGCACTATATCAAATGAATGTCACTAAGGATGACATTACACTTGCTACAGAGGACTATCTACAACTAATATCTGATTTAGATAGTGACATATTCACTTGGGGCGATGGCGACTCACTTGATAGAGAGAGAGTCAGAGATATGCTCGTAAGAAATTATGGATACTCTAAAGACTTTGATGGTGGAAGTCTTTGGGTACTAGACCAGTAAACAAACTGGCACAAGGGCAGTTGATTCTTTGAGTCACTGCCCTATAATAGTAATATAACAAACACAGAGGTTTTAACTATGATGAATCGTCAAGGTTCTTTGGTCAGAGACTACAGTTTCGACCAACTACAAACAATCCGCTCATTTTTTACTGATGGAGAGTGGGATACAATCGCTAACTCACTAGAGGACTATCGTTGCTATGATGATGACTCTTTACAAGAAGATGAATTGATCGAGGGTAGATCAGTTTATGAGCGTTGTAATGAGATAGACGATAGAATTACAAAACTATTTGCGAGGACTAAGTGATGACATTTGAAGAATTAGAACAGTTGAAACTTGATGCTTTTGAAGTGTTGGAAGTACTAGAGGATGCTGCTAGTCACATTTGTGATGAAAAACAACTATCTGGACAAAAAGTGTGGACTATGATTCACTCATTCGCTCAACTTAAAGTGGATGAATTTCCAGAACCATATCAACTTATCGGAGGCAACTAATGAACAAAACAAATAAAGATACCTTACTCAAGGCACAAAACATGACTGACAAACAGTTTGCTGCTCTTAAGGAATACTATGTTGAGCGAATTGTTGATAATATGTCAATGAAGGACTTGATAATCTACGTTACTGACGATATGCAAAGATGGATAGATGACCAAACATTTAATGATGCTATGGTAGAAATTGAAGAGTATTTTGATGAATACTTTACAGATACTATAGAGGAGGTTATAGAGAATGTTCAGTAATGATGAATTAAAAACTATTCATAAGTCACTTGATGATTATATAAGTGATTATGAAGAAATGGATAGTACAAAAATTGCACCTATTTTATTCAAAATAGAGGACATATTAACCAATAGAGGCGTTTTTATTGAGGGCACTAATGATGACTAAGTATCAACAAATCAAAGAGTATGTAGATGACCACGTTAAGTATTATGCTTTTTACCCTTTTGATATTGTACTCAATATGGATACAGAGCAAGAAGAAACTCTTACTTATGATGAGTATTGGCATATTCTAAAGAACAAATCAACCTATGATGTGACAGTTTGATTACTGTCACAATGGTGGTTGTTATCGTGTATGACTGCCCTATAATAGTATTATAACAAACAAACAAACATGATTTACTACAGGAATCCAAATACTAACTCAATCACTCTTACTTTTGATAGTGGTAGAGTATCTGATCTAAAGAGTGCTTTAGACTTCGCTATTGATAATGACACTTCACTAGGTATTAGTGATGTTGTTGACCTTACTTGCATGAGTGATCTATTAGAGGAGGCATTATCATGAAATTTGCAATTAGAGAACTTGAGTACTTGTTAGAGTGTTTACAATTCCATTATGCAGAGCATAGTGATGATAAACGTCAATACATGGCACTTAATTGTGAACTATCATATAGAATTGATAGAGACTTGAGACAACAAAAAGAAGTTTATCGTTTACAAGGGCGTGACTATAAAGGTTTACAGTCAGTTGTTAATGACCCTGACCCTTACGGACTAGAATCAATTACTGAAGGAGATTATGATGAGCAAGGGAACTGGATACATGAATAGTATTAAATTAGATGTTAGTTTAACTGAACTAAGTATCATTAATTGCGCTCTTGATGACTATTACGGTAGTATGGTAGATTACTACCGCACTAGCGAATATTATGAATGTAAAGAGATTAAATCAATTA